GAGATTATGATCCAGACAGTATTCCTCTTCTCATCGCATATACCCCTGACGCACTACCGGCACTCGCAAAGGGCTGATTACCAGCAAATATCCGGGGTTCGATTCCCTGGGGCGGGTGTAACACATGGCAGACGAAACTAAGGTGATCATCGAAAATATCAAGGATCTCGAAGACCTGACCCACAAATGCACAAGTCAGGAATTACTGACCAAGATCCAGGTAAGCCAGGGCAGAATGGAGGAAACGCTGAAAAACCTCGTTGACCGGCTTGAAGCGTTCGTGGATGCCGGTCATCAGTGTCAGTACAAGGAACAGATACAGCGGAACTCTGCCGCCTGCGAATACCTGAAAGAGCAGATCTACAAAATGCAGGGTCAGTCAAAATGGGAAGACCGGCTCTGGAATATCGGTCAAGCGGTCCTCATTGCTGGTCTTGTCGCTATTGTGCTCTTTTTCATGAAAGGTGGCAACATCACATGATCATCACGACTTATAACCGGCTACAATGGCAGGACTGAACATGCAGATCGAAGAAGTCAGGATCGACGAAATCAGCAACCACCCCACCAACCCGAAGATCCATCCAGACACCCAGATCAAACTGTTGCAAAAATCAATAAAGCGGTTCGGTTGGACTAACCCGGTAATACTGGCAGCAGACAACACCATACTCGCCGGACACGCCAGGGTTAAGGCCGCAATAGCAGCCGGCAATGATACCGTTCCATGCATCAGAACGAAACTCACCGGGAAAGAAGCTGATGCTTACCTCGTTGCAGATAACCGACTGACAGAGATCGCACAATATAACCGCGATGTATTAGCCGAACTTCTTTCAGACTTACCAAAAGACTTGGTTGATTTAACCGGGTTTGATTCGGTTCAGGTTGATGCACTGTTATCAGGCGAAGATATACCAGATATTGATAAGTTCATTTCAGATAGTCAGCCGGAAAACCAGAGAGTTTGTGAATCAGATGAATTTCAAGAACCTGAAAAAATCAACACAGATATTAAATCCGGTGATGTAATTGAGATTGAAAATGTAAAATTGATTTGTGGAGATTCAACCGATTCAACTATAATATCAAAACTACTCAATGGAATTGATCCCGATTTGTTATTTTTCGACCCCCCCTATGAATCTGATGAATTATGGGGATGCAAGTTAAAAACAAACAAATCAATTGTATTCTCTGATTCTAAACACATCAAAAACGCAATGACAATTGCGATGCAGTATCAGTATATCTATGAATTTGTATGGGACACAATACTATCATGGTACGTAGAGAATCGCCCAATATGCAGACACAGAAGCGCTTTTATCTGTATGAACGAACCAGGATACAATTCTGATGTTTGCGTAATCAATGACGGTAAAACCCGAAAATCATCTAAACGAAATACAAATTTAGGGATATATACCTATGAACCATTAGATGAGGGCCTGGTCAGATTAACAACAGTATTTCAGTATGGGAAAAATAAACTCCCTGCCGAACATGGTAAACCAATAGAATGGATCACGCCACTGATCGCGGGATGTAATGCGCAATCAGTATTTGATCCTTTTGCAGGTTCAGGAGCAACCGCAATATCTTGTATCCAATTAGGGGTCCCCTGTTTCTTAATTGAAAAATCGCCTGAAAAATGCCAGTTAATATCAGATCGTGTGTCTGCATATCTTAAGAGATAGTTATTTATATTAGTGGATACAATGTATGTATGTAACACATAAGAGGTGCGAAAAATGAAAACAGAAGAAACATGGTTTGCAGTGTATCAAGACGGGTTTGCGATTTTCGGAATCGGGGCAACAGAAGATGCGGCAATTAATGACGCTAAGCAGTGGGTAGATGAGCCGGACAACCTCAAATCAGAAATCGAATCTGCAAAGGGTTTCCACGGGGATATGAAAATCATCCGGATATCAAACGAGGTAAAACTCGCGGTTGAAAACCACGGGGGAAACATTGGAATTATCTGCGATGATAATGGGATATACCGGACTGAAAAAGAGACGGAAAACTCCATCTCCAATTAATTTGGGGCAGCACTATGAAAACCCAAATCATTTATGAGCCTGCAGGAAAAGCGGCTGAATACTCACCACTATCGGCAAACCTCTATACAGGATGTGATCACGGGTGTAAGTATTGTTATGCCCCGTTAGCCACCCGGAAAAAACCAGAAGTATTTTTCCAATCCAAACCGCGTGAGGGAGTCATCAGAAAGCTGGCAGATGACATGCCAAAAATGAAAGGCGATACGAGGAACGTATTACTCTGTTTCACCTGTGACCCATATCAACAGATAGATGAGAAATACCAATACACTCGCAAAGCCATAGGAATGTTTAATGATAACGATATTAATTATACCGTTCTCACAAAGGGCGGAAACAGATCCCGGCGGGATTTCGATCTGCTCACAGAGCGCCCTGATTTAAGCACGTATGCAACCACTCTAGTATTTACTGATGAACAATACAGGAAAACCATTGAGACAGGTACAGCAGCACCCACGCAGGAACGCATAGACTGTTTACGAGATGCACATAAGATGGGAATTAGAACCTGGGTATCATTGGAGCCAGTATATGATCCTGTTCAGACAATGGAACTCGTAAAACAAACTCACGCGTTCGTTGACCTGTTCAAGGTTGGAAAACTCAATTATCAACCTGAACAGCACGCAATTGATTGGTGTAAATTCGGGCACGATATAGTTGATTTGTTTGAATCACTCGGGTGTAATTACTACGTGAAAAATGATTTGAAAAAATGCATGGAGGGGAACCAATGAAAACCCCTCCCATTGATGTGAAAATTTCCGGGTATGAAACCTGTGAGAAAACTGTAAGAGCTAGGGGGAACTCTGGGTATGTGTATCTCCCGGTATCCTGGGTGGGTAAACGGGTTTTTGTCACTTTGCTTGGGGGTGATTCTGATGAATGAGCCGTGTATTTTTTGTGGGAATCCTACTATTTTAGGTTCGTTCCAGGTGTATTCTAATGGGTACTTCCGGCAGACATATATCTGCCGTTCATGCGGCCGCCAGTATGTAAATGGCCCGGCATTCACTGAACTCCCTGATGATAGGAGGATAAACACAATGGATCGTCCGCCGTGCCCTAGATGTGGTTGCGAGGATACTATGTTTAATGATTGGTTGAAAACTAAAATCACGCTGAAACCTAGATTTAAATGCAAGTCATGTAACAGATCGTTTACGGTAGGGGGCAAGTTGCACAAACACAAAAAATACGATGAGGTTACTAATGGTTAATGTCAGAAATACCATTAAGAAAAAAGGGGGTAATCCTGGGAAAGCGGATGCTGAAAGGATGAAAAAGATCCTGGATGGAATCAAAGCAGGGTTATCTTATGAGGGTGCTTGCGGGTTAGCAAGAGTTCATTATACTACGTTCCTCAGGTGGAAACGATGGGGGGAAGATAATACTTCAGAAAAGTTCCGCAAGTTTTACGAGGAATTGAATTATGCTGAAGCCGTTGCAGAAGCAGAGCAGTTAAAGAAGATTAAGAACGATCCGGATACAAAATATGCCTGTTGGATACTTGAGAGGAGACACCCGGAAAGATGGGGCAAAAAGGAACAGATCAAACCCGAGTACTAAACCAGGAAGTGAACAACATGGGAAACAACATCAAAAACCTTCAGACTGTGATTCAGGAAAAAGATGGATGGCAGCTTGGCCATAACGAAAATCCTGATGTCGAACTTGACGAAGACCAGGAATACCTCCTTCTGAATCCTTCAAAGACCTTCGTAATCTGTGGCAGCCGGAAGACTCTGGAAGAACACCTGAGTGATGATCCGGAAGATATCGCCTGGAGAAAAAGGTACGCTTAACCCCTCTCATTTTTGTCATTCACCCGGTTCAGGTCCGGGGTGAGAGATGCCCGGTAGGCAAACATCATGCAAGAGTACCAATCCAGGAACCCATACCAGGTGCAGAGATTATGATCCAGACAGTATTCCTCTTCTCATCGCATATACCCCTGACGCACTACCGGCACTCGCA